AGTAGGCCCCGCGGGCCCAGTAGACCCAGTAGACCCAGTAGGCCCCGCGGGCCCAGTAGACCCAGTAGACCCAGTAGACCCAGTAGGCCCGGTTGCGCCAGTAGACCCAGTAGGCCCCGTAGGCCCCGTAGACCCAGTAGACCCAGTAGACCCAGTAGGCCCGGTTGCGCCAGTAGACCCAGTAGGCCCCGTAGGCCCGGTTGCGCCAGTAGGCCCCGTAGGCCCGATAGGGCCATTGCTTCCTCCTATTCCCCCGATTGGAATAAGCTGTACGTCTCCCGTGCCAGGATCGCTACGGCCAAGGAGATAGCCGCTTGGAATAGGTGAACGAATGCCGCGTATTTTTTGATTAGGGGCCATTGGGGGCCTCCAATGCCCGCGAGGCGACAACTGAAAGCGTCCACGCCTGCTTGTAAATGTTTTCGCTCGCCTGACGCTTCTCGTCCACGCTCATCGTCTTATTTTCATTGATCCCTTTAAGCGACGCACGCTGAACGGCAAGCACGTGTTCAATGCCGCGCACCAGGGTCAACTTCTTTCCTACTGCTTGGAAATCAGCAACAGCCTGTGGGCCTTGGTTGCGCTTAATCTCTAAGCTCTTATCCACCGCAAGGCTTTCGATCTTTGCCGCATCAGTATAGAAGTCACTGATCTGTTGCGTGGACATCCCCGGATTGCGGACGAGGAAGCCGCGCACAAATGGAAGGTTGCCGGCGTCGAACGGTCCCGACACTTTCCCCAGCGGTGCGTCTAGAGTGTGCAAGAGAGTGGCACCTATGGAGCCGCCCCACTCCTCGACATAGTTGTCCAGCACAATAGGCGAGACGTTCGCCACTTGCAACGGATGCTGCACGGCTGGCGTCGGGTGATCACCAATAAGCGCAGAGAGACGCTTCGCAACTTCACTAGTGGCGTCGGTATACTGCGCATCGGCGGATGCCGCCTTCAGACTGTCCGAGACGAGCGGAAGGCCCGTGAAGAAATTATAGTTCGCCATCCCTTCGACCACGGGCTTGGCGATAGCGGGAGTGATGTTCGGTTCCTCGCTGCCGGTCATCTGCCGGATCACGTCATCGAAGGCGTGCGGGTCTTGCTCGTAGGTATGCTCAAGGAAACGCTCTAGGGGAATGCCGAGCATTGGCCCCACGTTGTAAGGCTTACCCAGCTTGAAACGGGTGCCGCCGATTTGCGGGCTGACGAAATAGAGATCACGCTCCCATTGCGGAAGGGATGTGTAACGTTGCTCGACCGGGAGACTTTCGTCTTGCTTGCGGTTCAGGGCATACATCGCCACCTGAGGAAGAACGAGGCCAAGGGTTGCGAACAGTGCTGTGTTACCGAGGCGGCCCGGCTGGATTGCGTCCCACCCTTGCTTCAGGCCGAGGATGTCCGCCTTGAAGAAGGGAACCCACTTCGCCCAGTTGTTGGCGATGTCACTCACAAACTTCTCGTCATAGTCCAGATACGCTTTGCGCCCCTGCATCGCCGCCTTCGCCGCGGGGACGCCGGCTGCCTTCTGACGGGCCGAGTAGCCGATGCGTGTCGCCGCGGTCATCCGCTCCGTTATAAGCTGGGCGAACTGGAGCGGGTGCTTGACCGCGTTGAATGCCTTCGCGCTGAAGCCCGTCGTGTCGAGGAGATGCTGGGCCTCGGTGTCCATGTATTCGTGGTCGAGGTCCGTAATGGCGCCCGTCAAGCCGCCGTTGCGGGCAAGCTCCCAGAACGCCTCGTCCTTGTTGATCGCGCTGAGTGAGCCGCGCAACATCGTGAGGAACGGGGGCGGATGCGCCGGATCGAGAATGAATGCCGTCATCTGATGCTTCAGCAGGACGCGGGGGCCGAAGTCGGGGGCGAACGCAATACCGGCTCGCTCCAGCTTCGCCGGGAACTGCGCGACCTTGGAGATCAGCGTCGCCTCGGCCGGCGTATCGGCGCCACGCACGAGGCGCGCGAGGTTCGGGTCTTTGGCTTCATAGGTGACGGGCTTACCGTTCTCATAGACGCGGAAGGTGTTGCCCTTGCCGGTGCCCTCGACAGTCAGCGGCGTCACGGCAGCTTCCTGCTTCGGGTCCATCCCGTAAGGCTTGAAAACGTTGGAACCCGGCTCCGCCAAGGTCGCCTTCGTGGACTGGTCGGAAAGACGTTTGATGCCGAGCGCTTCCATCTGCCGTTCGGATTGCACGACCGCCATCGCGGCGCGGTTGCGATCTGCGAAGCGGATCATCTGGCGAGCGTTGTCGATGTCAGCCGTCCACGGGTCCACGATCTGGCGATCAGAACCTTCCATCGCCTTGATCGGGTTGCTGCCGAACATGCGGCGCCCCTTGCTCGCGGCGAAGGGGGCGTCGTCGCCCATGATGCGGCGAAGCGAGACGTGGCTCGTGTTCATCTTCTCCATCGCATCCATCTGCCCCTGGCTGATGCCGTGGCTGTCGCGCACATACTCCAGAACACCGCGCTTGAATGTCTGCATCATGTCGTTGGCTTTGGCGTAACGCTTCAGCTTCGGGTCGCTGGCGTTGTCGATAGCTTCCTTCAGGCCACCCTTGAAGATGCCGGTGTCGATACCCTGCTTCGCCTTCTCAATAGTGCGCAGCGAGACGCGGTAGAGATTGAACTCGTCCTTGTTGCCGCCGAAGCTCTTAATCTCGTCCGTGATCTCCCGCAGCGAGACGCCGGGCTTCCGCTCAAACGTGATCGGATCGATGGGCCCTTGGTCGAAGAAGTGGTTCGCCCGGCTCTCGGAGCCGTAAGTCTGCCGGAACATGTCTTCGATGTTCAATTCCTTACTGTCAGGGTCGAGCAGCCCGCGCGTCTTCAACACGTTGTCCACGCGCTTGGCGGCGTCCAGCTCGAACTCCAACCCATGGGGGGTCTTCAGGCTGGAGGGCTGCTCCTCGCCGATGGCATCCTTGAAGCGTGACAGACGCATGTCCGTGTTAAGCTTGGTATAGTCCGGCTCCTCACCCTCGGGCGGCTCCGGGGGCTCCTGGGGTGGCGTCGGCGGCTCCGGGGGCTTCCCACCCTTGCCACCGTAGCCGGCCTCGACGAGAGCCTGCTGGGTTGCCGGGGGCATCTCCGAAGTGTCCTTGCCATTCAGCATCATTGTCGCCGCGGCCTTTGGCCCAGCGGTATAGTGCGCCAGTATCAATTCCGGGTCGCCGTGATATTTCGCGGACAGTTGCGTCAGAATGTGGGTCGCTGCCGCCTCATTATATTTCGGGTCGGTCAAGCGTTCAGGATCAAGGCCAAACTGGCGGGCGAGGCCGGGCTGCACTTGATAACGCCCGACGGCTCCAGTGGGTGAGATCGCGTCGTCACTGGCGCCCACGACATGCTTTAGCAAGCCCTTGGTCGCGTTGTCACGCACTCCGCCGCCCTCAATGCCAGCCATCTCGGCTTCATGTTCGGAAGCGATCTTGCCAGGGTTAGTCTTGAAAGGCTCCGGCTCCGCTTCGGCCTGGGCGTTGAACTTCGGGATCACCGGGTCGCCATTCACGTCATGGGTAGTCAGCTCCTCATGCAGCTTAGGATCGGCCTTGGCGGCGTTCGCAGCTTCCCACGGCGTCGTGCCGGCTTGACGATAGACGCCCTCCAGTTGGGGCTGGACGGCCTTGTAAGCCTGCGGGGCGACGCCGTGTGCCTGGACCGTGAAGTCCTGGGCGTCGGGCATCTTGGGCTCGACCTGACTGTGAAGCTCTGTCGCCTGATTAACGAAAGCATTTGCTTTAGCTGGCGCCGAGAACCCGGACGGAACGGCGCCCCCTTCGCCGCCAAGGAGCGGTAGGCTTTCAGCCGTTCCCTTGGCGATGTTCCACGCCGACGTAGCGACCATCTTGGTGAAATCCGTCGCCGTCATCGGCGCACCGGAATGCCCTGACTTGTAATAGTCCAGCATCGTCTCACGAACAGCCTGAGGCACGACGGCGCCACCCAGCGCGGCGCCAGCCACGGCGCCGGGGCCGGTGTCGGCAGTGGCGATACCGCCCGCGACGGCGCCCACAACGGACGGGACAACACTGCCCGCCAAGCTGCCAGCCGTCTCGGCAATGTTGTCGGCGAGGCCGGTGAAGAACCCGGCGTTCTTCGGGATCGAGGTATCGACAGGCTTGCCGCCGCTCTCGACGAGGCCGGTAGGCGACATGCGCCAGCCGGCGACCAACGCCTCGTAGGGGTTCTGAACACCCTCGGCGCCCGGCGCATTCTGCACGAGGCGATTTGCTGGCGCCGGGTCGGGCGACGGAGGGGGAGCCGGCTGATAATCTTCAACGGGAATTTTCGACAGGTCAGCCATTATTGCGCCGGGAGTTTAGGTATCGGTCCATAGCGTTTTCCCGGTTGTCCCTCGACGGTGAAATACTTACCAAAGTTCTTCGGGTCCGCCACATAGCCATCGACTTCCTTTGCTGTCAACTGGTTCGGTGCGGTCTTAACCCCGGTGCCGCCGCTTTGAAAGTCCGCAGACTTCTTGTTCTGGAGATATTGGGGCGCAATGCGGCCAAGATAGGACGGGCTCTTGGGGTCCAGCATCGCCGCGGCTTCTTTCGGGTCGCGGTCATAGGCGGCATTATACTGCTGCTGAGCGTCCCGATAGAAGTTGGCATAGTTCTGGGCGCCAACCGGATCGGAGCTTCCCATGGAGAGCTGCCCCGTCGCCGGATCGACGCTGATCTGCCCCGAGCCGTGCGTGAAGGCGGGCTTCTGCCCGGCTGTAAAACCAGCGAAGTCTTTCTCCGCATTCCGGCGCGCGGGGTCAGCCGCGAGGTTCTTTATCGCGCCAATGAAGTATGACGTATCTCTGTCCGACAGGTGCCCATCAGCTCGCGCCTGGTATACGTCAGCGTCGGACAACTGGCCTGCCAACATCTTTTGGTTAAACATAGAATAGGTCGGCGGATCAGTCGCGGCCTTAGTGCCGGCCGCGTTAGCCTTGTTTACCGTGCGGGCCATGTCTGCCAGGGCACGTATCTCGCCGCCGTCAGCATTGGGCATACGGGACATGCGGATAATCTGCTGCGGTAAGTCCGGTGGCACCTTCAAAGTCCCGTCGGGCTGGATCATCGACGCTGTTAGCCGAGCAGAAGTCTGCCGAAACGCTTGCGTGTCCGCTTCCTTCTGCTGCGTCACCGCCGCCTTCTGCGCTTCAATCTGCGCTTTAGATTGCATGTCGGCATAGCTCTGAAGCGTCTTGATGTCCTGCCCAGAGAACAGGCCGGCAAAGTATCCCCCGCTAAGCGCAGCCTTCGCGCCCGCCGGGTTCTTCTCTGCCATCGTATCGAAGGCTGCGATACCGAGATCGCGGGAAGCCTTATCAGTAAACTCACTTTGAACCCGAGAAAGGTCTTCAGCCGAAAGAAACGAATGCGTCTTCAGTTGGTCCGCCATCGCCCCGCGCAGATAGGCAATCGCCGTCGGCAGTGAAGTGGGGTCATTCGACACGGCCTGAGCGAGGCCGTCCTTTGTTTGGCTCAAGTTCGACAGGACTGCTTGCGCCGACAACGTAGATTGATATGCCATCGACTTAGACGTAAACGTATCGCGCAACGTATTGCGAACACGCTCTGCCTGTTCCAGCCCGGCACGCGTCGCAACATCGGCGCCCACATTGTTGATGGTCGTATCCATCTGAGCACGCCAACTATCCGCTGCCTGGTCGGCGTCATTGGGGTTGGTATTCTGCATGGTTGTCGAAAGACTTTTCGACAGTGCCGCAAAAGCCTGTGCGCCGTCCGCACTGACCTTACTCGTGTCCTGAATTTCAAAATGGTTCTGAACCGCGTCACCCGCTTGGCCTACGCCTCGCCCAATCGCCTGCCCGGCGACAGCCGACGCTTCCTCAATGTGGCGACCTTCAATCTCAAATGCTTCGCTGCCGGCGCTGTCTGCCCGCGGGGCGCCTATATTATTCGTATAAGTCTCGATATTATTACCGGGCATAGAGTGCCTTCCAGTCTGTCGAATGACGCATCATAATCAAAACCGCGCCGATGCAGTAACACAAAGGCCAGAGGGCGGCAGTGACCGCGGCACCGCGTAACAGTCGACGCGCTCCCACAACACCCGCGGCGGCAGCGATGTTCTCTGCACGCCAATTGAAAACCGTACAAAGAAAACGAGAATAGAAGCTGCGAGGGTGGTCCCGCAGATGACGAACACTCGGGACAGCCCAGACATAGTACCCCTCTTTCACGGCAGTTGGATAAGCGTTGAAAACTTTAGAACCGTGTTTCCAATAGCGCATCGGCATCCGGCCTTGTTTCATAAGTTCCGTGCAGATGACCCACGCCAGAAAAGAAAGCGCGGTGCCGACGGTGTCCAGAATGCCACCCCCGGCAGCCGCTCCGGCAGCCGCGTCTGTTACGCCGTCTGCCGCTAAACCAGATGCCAGAACCGTATCGGAGCCAGCAGCAATCGCCGCAGCAGAACCAGCAACCGCCGACGTTGCGACCCCGCCACCAATACCCAATGCAGTTCCTACGCCGCTCACAGCAGCGCCAATACCACTTGCGATTTTACCGAGCCCACCGAGGTCTGAGATCGCACTGATGCCCTGCAAGATGCCACCGACAACCTGCCCTTGGCCCTGTGCCTGCGCCGCCTCGGCCTGGCCACCATAGGCGGACGCCTGTTCCGCATAGCCCTTTGCCGTAATCGAACCCTGGTCCTCAATTAAAGTTTTAGATAGGGCGGCCTGAAGGGCGCTGGAACGCATCAAGTCTCCGGCGCTCCCGCCAGGTGTAAACCCGGCGCCAGCTACGTCTGCGCGCTCTGTTCCCAATGCCTTGAATATGGCGATGCCAGCTTGATCTTCTTGTACCTGCGTTGATGCGCGGGTCGTGAGTTCGTTTGACTGCGCAATAGTGGCGGCTTCCGAATATGCAGAAGCCGCACTCGCAGACCCAGACGAGCCAAACAAATCTTCAATGGCGCCACCAGCGGCCGAAGCCGCCTGCCCGGTACTACTCATTTATGACTTCTCCTGCGTTTCCAAGAATGGCACAATCGCGCAGACTGCACAAGGGTATGGACGGTCGATTTGCCACGCGAGTTGCCCGTCATAACTAAAGGTGTCTTCAACCGTGCCCTGATAAACGCCAGAGAATAGATTAGGGGGCACAATAGGTGAACCCCCGGCGGTAGAAAAAGCCAGCGCCCGAAACTTTCCCAAAGAAGTGCCGATTGAGAGCGCAGTCGTATTCAAGAGCAGTGCAGCAAACTGAGCTGACTTCCGCTTCTTGCCAAACCCGGGCCCCTGTGGCGTCTGCGACTGCGCTTGCGTGTCGGGCCGCAACACCCGGCCTGCCGATAGATAAGTGAAGCCGATGACCGCCGGGACCACAAGCTTAGTGCGGTTCGGCGACGTACCAATATCAATCTGCACCGAGCGGTTACCATAAGCAGTCGCGTCAGATATACTCGTAAGATAGTCCACAGTAAACACTGCGTTTAGGTCAACATTGATCGGAACCGACACAGACCCATTCGAGACTGTGGCGTCCCCGCAATCTAAGCCGCCACAAGATATAGAAACAGTCTTCCCATTCAAATATGACAGCCCATAGAAAGTGAGAGTAAGACCCACGTCCGTGCCAACTATGAGGCCCCCGGTCGGTATAATTGCGTCATCACAAAAAAACCCGTCAACGATTGCGTCGCCAACGTCGAAAATCTTTTCCATGACTTCGACGTGCCGTACGTCGGTCACGGGATCATTTGTTACTAAGGCCAGGGTGTCGAGAAGCCCGTCGCTACTCGGCGCCGTTGCTATGCTCTCCACAAGCCGCCCGCTTCCCAAAACATGCCGATGCCATCCAACAAAATCCGCCGCTTGCGACGACATCAAACTGGTGCGCTTATAGGTCAAACCGCAGAGAGAGCCGTCATTATTGCGGACCCAGATCAGGGGCGCGAGTTCGTCTTGATAGCGAATTTCTGCGATGCCGGAAGTTGTCAGGTGCTTGCCGGTAAACGACAAATTCGGCGCCAGATAACGCCCGCTAAAAATGTCGGGGAAATACTCCAGAAGTTTGCGTTGGAACCGCTGCACAAAACACGTCGTTAAGTGCGTCTCAATCGGCTCGACATCTGCACACCCATATTTCGTAACGCGATGCGCTTGAATGCTAGTGGGGGTCAAAGGGTCAGACAAAGCCGACGCCTGTATAAGCCACTCACCGCTCTGCGTTCCACAGGCGATACCTGTTGCCTGGCCCACCATCCAGAGGATGGGACTGAGATTACTTGAGTTGAAAGTATAGGTAATCGCGTTGTCGTCCGCGACAGTGCCGTCTGATCCTGTCGGCGCCATGTTCCAGATATCGCCGGACGCCGTACTGGCGTCAACACGGTTCGGTATCGCCCCCGCCAACCACAGGCGCCCTTCATAAAAAACACCGCACGTCGGCCAGCCGGTTGTGTTGCTATAGGCCCCAAGTCGCCAAGTAGCAATCGGATTGGTATTCAGAAGTGCAGGACCATTGATAATAACCGAGCAGGCATTCGGCGCACTCACCACGTCGATGACGCCGTAAGTCCAAGTGATAACACTCGTAGTCGCACCCCACTCAGCCGGGCTGACATCAGGTGCATTACCTGTATTGGAGCTGACAAGCGACACATAGTAGGCGTCCCCATAAGTAACCGCTTCACCGGCGGTATATGTCGTACTTGGATCATAGCCCGGCGGTTGCGAAAACAAGCGCAACAGGCGCCCAGTGTCAGTCGGCTGCAAGCCGGCCCCCGCGTTGATAGACGCGATAGAAGAAAAGGTTACATCAATTGTGCCGCTGGTAGCCGTCGGCGTCACTGTCGAACCATCCGTCGGGGGATCGAGATAGGGCCCGTCGTGAAGAACGGCGTTCACAATTTCGAACTCAGCAAAATCAGTCGAAGTGGGAATGGCTGTAACATTCAACTGCGTGGGGTTATACTGTTTATTCAACAGTATTGCCTGCGGCAGCGCACCTTCTTCAATTTGTATAGAACGAACCGTTGACCAGCTGCCCTCGACAAATTGCGTCACCAGCTCTAGAATACGAGCAAACTCCAAAGTAAACGTACCGGGGCTCGTATAGCCCAGCGTGGCGGCGCTGGTCGCAGCCCCCGTTAGGGGGTCAACGAGAGAAAAATGCGTCGCATCAATGACATCAATCTGATAAACGTAGTTCCGCGCATTTGGCATATAAGAAGCTGGCAACCGTTCATCAAACAAAAAGAAACCCTGGTCGCCGCTGTCCCACCCGTGCGCGCTCTCCGTCTGGATGATCGCAACTGTCGTGCCAGTAATGCCCGCGACCATCTGATTGTCGTTTGTCGTCACATTCTGATAATCGGTGCCTTCCCCCGTAAGTATTTGCGGCAGCGGCGTGGCAGCAAAAAACCGCACAATACCGTCGGTCAACTCCATAATATAGGGCGCACTTCCCTGGAAAGCAAAGTCCATCACCCGGCCCTCAGCCCCATTACGCGTCGTCGAAATCAAGTGACTGCCGCTTCGACGTACCCATGCGCCTTCCTCAACAGGAAAGCCGTTCTGGCATAGGGCCATGGCAATTCTATAGCCGGGGAGGTCAATGCGCCCCTGAACTAAAGGCGACCACTCCCCGCCTAAAAAACTGGATTGAGTAAGTGAACTCTTAGACATAATAGCCCCCTAGTATCGGCACGCGACATAATCATCTTCAGGCGGATAAATCGGACCCGCCTCAATCGCATTTATTAAACGCGCGTCGCTCATACTCTGCTTATAGAAACCCGCGGCTGCCGTGACTTTCTGAGTTGACTGCGTAAGGACTTCTCCAGTCTCCATGGCGATGCGCGCGGCAAAGCCTTCGCAGAACATGGGGTCAAACCGGCGCACGTCGATAATGTCTGCCACAAATCGCACAATGATTGGGCTCTGGTCCCGCGTAACGATATACTGGTCGTCAATTAACCAGTCGTCAAAATTCAGACCAGAGGGTGCCCCAAGATACAGAACGCCGCCAGCCTTCGGGTCGCGGGGCGCCTCACGCAGATAGTTCGCGGGCAGTAGATATATATTGCGCGTGTTCTCCTGCGACGCCGGGCCGCTACCGATAGGATACACAATTGCGCCACTCGCAAGCGCAACATCCAAAAGAAGCCACGTCTTAGAGCCGGTACCGTAATTCGTCGTTAGCGTCCATGGATTAAGGACATTCGTGTTTGTCCAATGGGTGCCGCCGTCTGAAACCGGGTCGTGCCCGATGTTGCCACTCCCGACCGATGTATAAATTAGCCCGTCCGAAGCGCCGACAGAATTTCCCATCGAATAAGAAGTCGTCGCGCTCCACGTGGCGGGGGCGCTTGACGGGTTGTTATTTGTGTTGAGGTCGAACAAACTCGTATATGTAACGCTGCTCTCAACGACAATATCGTCCTTATTATAGGTCGCAGTTGAAGACCAGACATATGCAACAGCCGGATCGTCAGTATTACCTTCTACTAGCGACATCCACGTCGTATAGGTCCCGTCACCTGGGGCCTTATAGACAATCTCGCCCGCAAAATACCCCGCCACCGAAGCCGATTGTTCGCCCGTGTTGCCCGTCAGCGTATTATCAAATAGTGTCGCCGTCAGTGGGCCGCAATAGGCGTCCCAGGACGTCGTGTTCGCCGGGTCGTTATTCAGGTTGTCCGCTACGAGCGACTGCCACAAATATCCTGTTTCGTCTTCAACAATAGCCCCAAGGCCGTAAGTCGTAGTGGAGGACCAAAGCGTCGGTTGCACAAACATTGTGTTGACGTCAATGGCGCGGAGCGCGGCTTTCTTGATCGCGAACTTCCAAAAATTGCGACGCAGCTCCGCTTGCCGCAGTTTCCCATAGGCAAACGAAATCTCTGACGCTTGTTGGCTATCTTCCGAGAAGCCGTCAGAGCCAAGGCGCGGAAGGCCAAGGTGCTGGCAGGCCCGGCCGGCGATATCGAGGGGGGTTTGAAATGCCATCTTAAGCGCCGAGCGTCCCAACAAGCGTGACAAAGATATTCGACACAACCCCACCCACGTTTTTGACGTTGAACTGGTCGCCCGAGAACCCAATGTTGAATGCACACGCGGCGCTACTGCCGTTCACCAAACTTCCAAGAAGTTGCGCGTTTGTATTATCGCCCTGGAAATAAGTGACAAGATAGGCACCCGCCGTGCGGGTCGCGCCCGACGCTGCATCAACATTCAGAACATATGCGATCCCACTAAAGGTGTCGTTGTTCGACAAAAGCGGAACCGCAAGACTGGCATTATTCGCCACGCCAAGCGCCGAACGGGAAATAATCTGTCCATTGCCGCTGTTGCCAACAACTGTGTCGCCCAGGCCGTTCACGGCAGAACTGATATAAGGCGCCGTATTCCCCCACACCATTCCCTGGTTACCAGTAAAGGCTTCAGCATAGCCGCCATTTATACCATAGATAAGCCCCGAGGAGCTTACGCCGGGACAAAAACAGCCAGTGACACTTGTGGCGCCCGCCACTCCACCAAAATTTATAAGATAAGAAGAACTGGCGGTGTGGAGGTAGGCGCCCGCGATGGAAAAATTCCCATTGGCGGCGCCAGATGCCGGAGTAATACTTCCGTTTACGCTGTTCTCGTACCAGCCACCGGCAATACTGAGCAACTGGATATTATGATGCAAAAAGTCTGTTTCATTGCCGACGCAAATGACGTTGTGTAAATTCCACATAGAGCCGTCAAGGCCGCTGAAGGCGGCGGTCGTATTATCAAGGAGCGTCGCATTGTAGAAGTTCTCGGTCGCGCCCTGGCCAATCGCGCCAGTCTTGCAATTATAAATACCGCCACCGACCATGAAAAAGTCATTGGCAAAATTGGGGGACGAATTGCTATGGCCAAGCTCGATGCCAATGCCGCTGCCCTGCGTGACGTTCTGAATAGCTACGTTGTAAAGTGAGTTGCGCCAGTTGCCGCCGCCCGCGCTATCGCTGTTGTCATAAACTTCAATGCCAACTCCGGCCAAGAGGTTGCCGTCGAACATAAGATCGCGGACAGAGCAATTACTGTTCTCCGCGCCAGAAGAACTGGCGCGGAAAGAAAACATCTTGCCACCACTGGAGCCCGTCCACTTGACTTCGGTGTTGCCTTCCTGGGTCTGGAAGCCGGACCCGGCGCCTTCGATAATCTGGCCGCTGAACTGAAAGCGTACCGTGTTGGCGATGGCATAGGTCTTCGCGCTTAATAGAAGCCGCAACGGATGCGTCAGAGCCGCATTCAATGCCGCGCTGTCGTCTGTGGAGCCATCGCCTTTAGCACCGAACATTTCGGCCGTGACAAAACTGCTGATGCCAACACGGTAATAACGATGGCCAGAGGCGTCAACAAAAATCGTACCGCCATCGTCAGCGGAAGTAGTATCAGAAGGTACAAAGAGCAGGAGCCCAGAGCCGCCGTCGCCGGCCGCATAGTAACCAGAAAGAAAAACCAAACTCAGCGCGGCTGTGTTTAACCGCAGGAGGGCGACTGACCCATAAGTAGCAACACCCGCCCCGGCCAAAAAAGGGGCGATATCGGCAAAGGGTATTTGTTCTGCCGGACCCGCGGTAGCGGCGAGACGGCCAACAAGCGTGCGTGACTGAAGCGTTTGGGGGAAAAGGGGAAGCCCAAGGCGACCTGAAGACGACATAATAAGCTCCGTTGCGAGAACTTACTCGCCCTGAGGGATGCGGGTCAACTGAACATAGTTCGCCGTGCTGGTGGTGATGACGATTTCATAGAGGCCGGGGGGCACGTTCAGTGCGCGATAGATGCCAGCCGCGGCGACCGGCGTGGTGGGCGCGGTTGTGAAAGCGGCGGTGTCGGCAATGAGAGCAACGGCCTCAAAAGTCGAGCCGTCCGGTCCTAGCTTCTTCAGCGTCATTGCCGGAGTGCCAGTGCAGAGAAGCTCAACCATGTAGGAGCCGCCCTGGAGCAAGAAGCCAGACGTTCCACCGTTTACGTTTGGCGTGGTGGAGTTCGCTGCGTTCAACGTGCCCGCCGCGATGTTCGACCAACGATATGCTTCGCCCGCGCGCATGTTAGATCAACCCGCTGTCTTTCGACGCCAGCCGGCCGTCTTCCAGCCGGCGAATGAACGCCTGCAAGATCAGGATGACCTGTTCGTTCGAGGCGCCCGTCGCCGCCGCGTTTACGCGAAGCTCGACGTTGCCGGCGCCCGGCGCACTGGTGCCGAGGGTAATCTTGTCGGGCGACTGATCGGCGCCGAAGCTGAGGGAATAGGAATAGGAAGCCATTGGGTTCTCCGGTTACGCGCTGAAGTTTAACCCCAAACCGCCAAGTTGTGCAACAATTTTCTGCCAAACCGAGCGGAAAGCGTTTGCGCTTGTAACAGTTGAGGAATTGACGATGATAGTCACGTCGGCCCCGAGGGAGCCCGATACCGCCGCAGCGGCAGTTTGGGCGGCCAGGAAGGCAGTCGTAAAGGTGTTAAGCTCCGCCGCAATGGTGGCCCATTGAGCGTGGGTCAGGCCGGTGCCGCCGCCAGTCGTAAACTGGAGGGTGCTAGTGTTAAAAGTGTCTCCCGTGATGGCGATGATCGCAGCGGCCGGGATTTTATAATCCGTCACTGCAGTCGCAAGATCGGTGACGACAGTTGTCGCCTGGGCAACGATATCGCCGGAGCCACCAACGACCTGTGAGGCAAAACGGCTCTCGCTCAGCTTGGCGCCGACGTTCGCGTTTATAGATACCGATGCCATAACTGGCTCCTGATTAGCGTCCAGCGGGCGGCGTTCGCCTCCGCGGGAGGGGGCTAACGCGGGCGGCGACCACCACCCGTTGGAACCTTAGACGACGTACTTGACCGAGATGCCCAAGTTCGCCGAAGCACCCGTTGCGGCGACGGTATGGACCGCCAACACAACGTCGATATTGCCGGCCGGAGGGGCGCCGGTCTGGTTCGGCAAGCCGAACGTCAGGCCAAGGGCAACCCAAAGGGGCTCATTGCGGTCCACGGTTGTCCATTTGATATCAACGCGGGTGCTGGCGCCGGTGACAGAACCGTAGGTGGCAGCCGCGGCGAAGCAGTTCGCCGAGATCAACGTACCCTGCAAAAGCTGTGGGGTACCATCGAAGGCGCTGTCGGACCAATAGGCGCCAACGTCGAACGCCAGGGCCGGGGAACCGCTGGTGTCGAGCTGGCCGTCGGCGAACAGCTCCAGGCTCTTGACCTTGGCATAGACCGGCAGGCGGACCATTTTGTAGGTCGAGCCCGTGGTCGCAACGCCGGCCGAGGTCGGGGTCACGTAGTCCGAGATTTCCTTCAGGTAGGCGCCAGCGCCGACACCCGTGGTATTCGCCGTCACGATGAACGGGCTCGACGTGGCGTCGAGGTTCGTGATCGAGAGGGACTTCAAGCTATCAGCAGCCATGTTTTTTACTCCAAAATTCTTTCAGTAGAAGGCCCCGGCTTGGGGCCGGGGCTTCAGGGATTACGGGGTGATGTCGGCTCCGGTGGTGTCAGCGGCGCAAATCTGGATTACGCGGCCGAGTTCGAGGCGGGTCGCACCGAAGGAGATCATCGTGTTGATGTCCCACGGATTGGACGACAAGTCGGAACGACGGAACACTTCTGTCTTCACGTCCTGCCAAGTGCCCAGATAAAGGCCGAACTTCACGAACGCCAAGCAGGAACGCTGGTTGGCGTTGCTGTCCTTATCAGTGACGACGTTCAGGCGCTCGGACACAACAATATCCATGCCCATATAACGCTTCACGACGCCATTCTCCAGAACGCCACCGTTCTTGTTGAAGTCCGAGGACGTGACCTGGGCCTGATTGCGGAGGTCGGCGTGCTGCTGGGAACCAATGACCAGAGTGATGCTCTTGTCTTCGTCCAGAGCGTGATACTTTTCGAGAATGCGATAGGCTTCATTCAGCTTCGCAACGGTCAGGCCGACCGCGGCGGAGGCGGCGAAGTCGCCGGCGATCTGGAAGTCGGTCGTGTCCCAGGCTTCCGTCGAGAGGGAGCCGGTGTCGGTGCCGATGGTCGAGGTCGCGGTGGCGGCGCGGATGATTTCATCGTCCCAAGCGCGACCACAAGCCGCGGCAGCGCGAGCCACGAGCTGGCTCTTGGGGTCGATGGGGGTCTTGAGCTGGTCGAAGTTGTCGATGTACTGATCGGCTTCCTTGTCGATGGGGACGATCCAACGGCGGGAATAATCCTGCTCCTCATACTGCTTGGGAGCGAAGCGGCCCTGCGGGGTCTTCATAGACAGGGCGCCAAGGAACTGCACCGGGCTCGCCATCTTGGCGCCCGCGTGGGAGCCTTCCATGACGCGACCGCGCAGAAGCGAGGACTGCTGTTGCAGCTTCAGACGCAGGAGCGTCGAAAACTGAAGTTGGAACAAGTCGGTCAAGCCAGCGTCGGTCGTCATGGACGAAACTCCGTTAAAATTCTATGGGAGGGCCGTGTCCATAAAGGGGGCCGGGACGCCCCGCCCGGGGCCGATGTCGCGCACGCGGCATCCGGAGGGGGACTGCTCCCGCCCTGCGCGAGCCGGTTGGGAGCCTCGCAACATTATTGCGCGCAATTTTATTTGTCAAGCGGAAATTTGAAATTTTCTTGCGCGCAATAAAACACCGCCTGACCGTGAGGCCAAGCGGTGCTGTTAAGTGCCTATGACGAAAGATTATTGCCGGGCGGCCTTGCGGAAGTTGTTGATGAGGTTCGTCAGGTTGTCGAACTCTTTCTTGGCCTGCTCGTCGCCATTACTGAAGCGGTTCGCCCATTCCGTGTCCGCCATCTTGGCGTCCAAGGTCTTCTGAGCGTCGGCCTCGGAGCCATAGCCGTCCGTGCCCATGGGCTGGTTTAGAACGAGCTTGTCCTCGCCGGTCTTCATACCAATCTGGCGGAACATCTCCATCACCTTGGAATAGCCGACCGACTTCTCCAGTGCGTCCACTGCCGTTTGGTCGATCCCGAGCGACTTCGCCGTGTTCTTGGCGATCAACAGATTGGTCGGGGCGTTGGCGCCCCACTTGAGGCCAAGGGCTTCCTTCTCGTTCAGGAGCGCAGCTTCCGCCGCCGCAACGTCGCCGCCCTTGTTCGCAGCCTGGAAGTCAAGCAGCGCCTTCAGGACAACCGGGGCGTCGGTCTTGGAGACGTGGGCCTTCTGAAGCGCGGGACGCAGCGCGTCGATAAGCTTCTGGTCGAGGTCACCGTCGGCCGGCTTCAGAGAGGAGAAGTCATATTCCTTCGCCTCTTTCGGGACACCGACGCGCTCGTTGAAGCGGGCCCAGGCGTCCACGTCCGCGGCGTCCTTCGGCATCTTGATGATGTCGTTGGCTGGCGCACCGATCAGCTTCTCAGCCTGCTGGTGCGACGTGATCGCCGTGCGAAGGGCGGTGTTGATGTCGAGCTTGTCATAGCCGCGATTTTTGATGTAGTCCATCATCGGGGCGTCGAATACGCCAGCCGCATCCTTGGGGACTACAACATCCATCCATGGGGTTGCGCCACCGTTTCCGCCGCCAGCGGGGGTTCCTTCAGCACTCATTTATTTTCTCCGTTTGCAACACCGACATTATCGCCGGTGTAAATGGCGAGAAGCTGCTCGACCGACAGTCCTAGATGGTTGACTATACGCAAGTAAACCTCCCTGCGCCCATCCAAGTTTGCTGCCACCCGGGCATCCGGGTGGAATGTACTTTCATGCGCGCGACAGAAGCGCGCCAAGTCCTGCATGACCAAGACGTTCGCCGGCTGCATCTGCTGGAACGTCAACTGATAGGCGCGCTTGCGCTTATCCATAAACCCAAAGAGTTCTCGAAGCCCCATCCTGATCTCCTGTTATTGCTGGCCCGGTGCGGGCAGCGGTTGCAAGGTCTGCTGTTGCGGCGGGAGCTGTCCGGTAGCGCCCTTCGCCTTCAGCATCGCGGCAGCGGCCGGCGCCGCCTGGATCGCTTCCTGGCGCTTCTGCGCTTCCGCGCGGGCCTGCCGCTTGGCGGCAACCTGTTCCGGCGAAGCGTTCCAGCTTTCCGGCATTCCGTTGATGTTGTTGACTTCCGGCATGATCGTATCGAAGTCGAAGGTGTCGAGCGGCGACGGGTCTTGGGTCGCGTTGACAATCAACAACGCCGTCTCCAGCGAGCGATTGAAGCCTGCCACATCCTGGGCGCGCATGTCGCGCGACAAGGGCGACGTGTAGTTCACGGTATATTCGCCCTTGGCTTCCGCCAACATCTGCGGCATCGGCGGCAGGAGATGCTGCGCCACCAACACGTCAAGTTCGCGGTCGATCAGTGGGCCGAGGTATTCGGACTGCTGGCGGCCAATAGTCGGGGCAATCAGGATGCCGCGCTGGGACATCATCTCCACGACCTGGGTGGCCGAGAAGACCTTGGGGTCGGAGTTGAGCAGCAGCTTGAACAGGTCCACTAGGAAGAAGCCATCGATGCAGGCGCCCTCCTCATCCATCATCTCCTTCGAGACTTGGATGTTGCCGGAGGGCAGAACGCCGACCATCATCTCGCCGTCGGCGTTCATGAACCCAGGATTAATAGCCCCGGGTCGCAAAGAAAGAGCCGCAGAGCCATCATCGCCCGTGAGGAGAACCGGCGACGCCGCGCGGTGGCCCTGAGTAAGGAAATCACGCTTCTCCGCGTTGATAGTCTTGATCGAAGGCAGCGCAAGCATAGCGGGTGAGCGACCATAGACTTCTCCGGGTGTCTGGATGTAGCGCGAGATTGCGCACGGGAATTTGCGGTAGCCGCCTTCGCCGATCATCTCCTGCGTGGTCAGGCAAATATAGTAGCTGGCGAACCGCTTGCCCTTGGCGTCGAGGCGACCCGGGTCATAGTCGTCACCGCGCGGGGTCACGCGCTGCAAGAAGTCGAACGGCATCTGCTGGTATTTCTTCGCCTGCTCGATGAGGCGGGGCGGGCATTTGTCGCCGAACTGGCTGATCGCCTGCTGGGCGCTGAGCCGGAACCAGCGATTGTAGCCGCAAATGAGGCCCTGGTGGTTCTCGCGCAGGAACATTTCGCCGAGCGGCAACGCCTTATAGCGGATGCCTGGGACCGGGCGGCCGGCCTCGTCGCACGCCTGATCGACATACATGCTCCCGGTGCCGAAGGCGCCGAGTTCTTCCCAGATGTTATAGTTCTGCCCGCTGAAGTTGGCGATAGGGGCGTAGCGATATTTGAACAGCGCCTTCGTCGCCTGTTCGAACCAGAGCCGCACTTGGCGATTCTTCATCAGGTAATCGGAGTTGGCACCCAGCATGTGCCACGTCATGTTGCGCGGCGTCAGCAGGCTGTCGAGGATCGCAGCAAAGCGAAAATTAGCAAGAGCAGCCCTTGTGTCAACCTGACGATCAGTCTTCTTCTGGCCGGGGAAATTGTAGTTGCCATAGAAGAACGTGTTCCGCGACGTGGGCCGCACAAGCTCCGCCACTTCTTCCCAATGCGAAGCGAACATCGCGCGCATAGTCTGAAGCTGAGAGAACTCAGCCATCGATTGGCCGAGGATACTGTCGAATTGCTCATTAGTCGCCATTATATCGTGCCAGTCATCAAAGATGTTACAGCACCGCCGGGTGCATTGGCGACCCCCGCGGATGATGCCTGCAAGTCCTGAAGTCGTTTCTTCTTAATCTTATCGGCAATATCAGCCGCTTCGTTCTTCGCAGCCGCGCTCAAGCCCAGGTCGCCGGCGGCGCCCATGATCTGGGACATGATTGGGTTGGTTCCGGCGGCTGACATCAAAAGCTCCAAATAGGGGAACAGGACGAATGTTCCCATTCGACATTAAGGCCGAGACCCCTGCGCCGCCGCAAGATTATTCCACGGCGCAAGGAAATGTCAAGCCCTAACCCCAGAGGTCGCGCGGCGACAGTTCAGCCCCGTCGGCAATCTGAACACCAGGACCGCGGGAAGGCTTTTTTCCGCCCAACATCACCATCTTAGCCATCCGCTTCGACATCACGGCGATGCGGGTTGCCGACATCAGGTCATCTCGTTCCTTGACGATCAGCCCATCCTTGCGGTGATAATTGTTAAATTCATCGAACCACTCAGTCAGGTGGGACGCAACTTTCAGTCGGCCGCTCTTAAACCGCTGATCCATCTCCAACACTCCGGCTTCGGTCGAATATCCGCCGTCGTCGAATTGAGCGTGCGCGGGACACATAAGCAACCCCTGGCCCTTGTAGAGCGACGCCAGTGTCTCGCCCGACCCCTTCTCGCGCTGGGCGCCGTCATGTGGCCAAGCGACCGGGACGTTTATGGCGACCCGCTTCATGGCGTCGGCGTGCTGGAGTGGGGTCGCGTCCGCCATGCGGATCGTGTGGTGGATGTGGATTACGTCCTTGTCCTTGTCATAGAGGATCAACACCGCGGCAAAAGGATGGGCGATGCC